AGAACATGAAAACTTTAAGGAGAATGTAATGGCAGAGCACACATCAGAGGACATCGTGCAGGAGCCTGAGCACTATGCACGTTGGAAGATTGAACCTATCACATACATCATGCTGAATGGCTTTGACTTCTGGCGTGGCAACATCATCAAGTATGCTAGTCGTGCAGGGTTTAAGTCATACTCAGGCAAGACAAAGGATGCCAGTGAGATACTTGATCTCCAGAAAGTTATTCGTTATGCTGAGATGCGTATCAATCAACTGGAGGGAAAGGAGAAACTGTAGTGTTTACCATAGAGTTCGAGTTCGATTACGTTAAGGTTGTCTCGATGGATGAGACAGGAGAGCATGACGATCTGCACCTGTACATCACAGATGATGGCACAGTTTTTCTGACACAGACAGAGGTAGAAGCTGACACAGACGATGTGATCTGTGTAAAGTATCAACAGTTGCTTGACATCCTAGCATCCTTACATCAGACTGAGGGTGCATATCAAAATAGAAAGAGGAGTATGAATTGACAATAGACTTTCTTTACGGGGCTGTGACAATGTACCTTCTAGGTGTGCTGTTTTTCTATGAGGCCTTCACACCTAACGATGGCGAGGAGAGAGGTTACTTCTACACCTCACTTGTCTGGCCGTACATTGCAATTAAGTTAATCATCATGAGAATTATTCATGGTAAACAGGAAGAGGACTAGACATGCGCTGTTATATATGTAATGCTATGACACAAGGGACGGAGATATACTGGGAAGAGAAGACACAGGACTGGTCACCATGTCCTAAGTGTGTAGCTAAGATCAAGGAGGCAGAAGAGATTGAACTATTCGATGGAATACGAACACAAGAAACACCAGCCATGCCAAAGTTGCGGGAGTAGTGACGGTGTTTATCCTCACGAGGATGGAGCATACTGCTACGTGTGCAAGACCAAGACATTCCCTGATGATGAGGAGCAAACAATGCAACCAACACTAACAGCAGTCAAGCCACTGCAACCCATAACTGGTACGGTGACAGCCATCACCAGTCGTGGATTAACAAAGGCTGTAGCTGAGAAGTACAAGGTGCTTACATCACATGGACAAGTCAATCTTGTTTACACACTAGATGGTAAGCCAACAGGCTACAAACAGAGAGGACTAGAGGACAAGACATTCAAGTTCAACGGCAACGCACAGGCTGACCTGTTTGGTCAATCAGCATTCTCCAAGGGTGGCAAGTCAGTCACCATTACAGAGGGTGAGTTCGATGCAATGGCTGCGTATCAGATGCTGTTTATGTCTGAGCCATGTGTGTCAGTAATCAATGGTGCATCAGGTGCAGTCAAGGATTGCAAACGTAACTACGAGTGGCTCGATAGCTTCGAGAAGATTAACATCTGCTTCGACAGTGACAAGGCAGGGCAGGATGCAGCCGTTGCAGTTGCTGAGTTGTTTGATCCTCGCAAGGTACGCCTAGTCAAGATGGTTCTCAAAGACCCTAATGACTTCATCTTACATGGTCGTGAACGTGAGTTCATTGACAGTCACAAGAAGGCTGGTCCCTTTACACCTGACGGTATCATCTCTGGCTCAGAGCTGTACGATCTGGTAAGTACACCACCAAGCTATGACTGTGTGCCTTACCCCTTCGATGGTCTCAACGACATGACCAAGGGCTTACGTACTGGTGAGTTGATTACCTTTGTGGCTGGTACTGGTGTCGGTAAGACACAGGTAATGCGAGAGATACTGTACAGCCTCATCATGCAGGACAAGGGTAACGTAGGTACTCTATTCCTAGAGGAACCAGTACGTGACACAGGCCTAGGCATGATGTCGATACACGCAGATAAGATGCTACACCTACCAGATACAGAATACACAAAGGAAGAATTTGATAATGCGTATCAGGCCACTCTTGGAAGCAATCGTGTCTATCTGTATGACAGTTTCGGCAGCAATTCTGTTGAACGTATTGTTAGCATGGTTCGTTATCTAGCACGGTCATGTGACTGCAAGTACATCATACTTGACCACATCAGTATTGTTGTGAGTGATCACGCCAAGGATGAACGCAAGGCCTTGGATGAGATTGCCACCAAACTCAAGACGTTAACAGTAGAACTTGACATATGTTTACTTATGGTGTCTCATCTTAACAGGGACAAGAACCGTAAGCCACCAGAAGAAGGAGGTACTATCAACCTACAAGACATCCGAGGTACGGCAGGTATCGGTCAGCTGTCCAACATCATCGTTGCACTAGAGAGAAACACACAGGCAGAGGATGAGTTGGAACGTAATACCACAAAGGTACGTGTCATCAAGAACCGATTCACAGGCGAGACAGGCGTAGCTGATAGCTTGCTTTACTCACGCCACACAGGTAGACTTACAAGTTACGGAGGATAGGACATGGAGGTAGTGTTCGACATAGAGACAGATGGCTTGAACCCTACAGTCATTCATGTCATGGTAGCCAAAGAGGTAGGGGTCAAGGGTAACTACATCATACGTGGTCCCAAGGCCTTTGCTAAGTTTGCTCCCAAGGTATCCAAGTGGATAGCACACAACGGTACTGGCTTCGACTGCAAGGTAGTTGAGAACCTGTGGGGCTACAAGATTCCTCTGTCTAAACAAGTAGATACACTTGTACTGTCTCGTCTGTTTAATCCTATGCGTAAGGGTGGTCACAGTCTCAAGTCATGGGGCATACGTCTTGATGAGTACAAGGGTGAGTTCAATGACTGGTCTCAGTACTCAGAAGAGATGAAACAGTACTGCAAGCAAGATGTTAAGCTGACTGAGCTAGTGTATCAGGTGCTACTGAAGGAAGGTTCTAAGTTCAGTCAAGCAAGTATTGATCTTGAGCATCAGGTCCACGCAATCATGTGTGAGCAAGAGGCTAACGGATTTCTACTTGACACTGATCTAGCACAGGAAATATACACCACCTGTCTTGCTGAGACTACTCGTATCGAGAGAGACATCAAAGAGTTCATGGTTCCTATTGCTGTGCCAGTCAAAGAGGTCAACCTCAAGTACAAGAAAGACGGTAGCATCTTTGCCAATCAACTCTTGGAGGGTTGCAATGTACAAGGTGACTACACCAAGATCATGTGGGAAGAGTTCAACCTTGCATCTCAACCTCAGATTAACAAGAGGCTTAATCGTCTTGGTTGGAAGCCGACAGTCAAGACTAAGGGTGGGGACAGTTATAAAATTTGCCCAGAAAATTTAGCCACTATACCTGACACTGCACCTCAGGCAGTTAAGGGTCTCAAGAAGTGGAAGGTGTTGGAGACACGCTGGAAGCTGGCCTCTGAGTGGTTGCAAGGATCACAGGTAGACGGTAGGGTACACGGGCAAGTCATTACTCCCGGTGCTGTAACACATCGTGCTGCACATCGTGGCCCTAACATGGCTAACATCCCATCTGTACCTCACGGTAAGGATGGTATCCTGTGGAAGATGGATGGCATGTACGCAGCTGAGTGTCGGCAGGCTTTCACTGTACCTGAGGGTAAGTTGCTCGTAGGTACGGATGCAGCAGGTATTCAGTTGCGAGTGCTTGCTCACTACATGAACGATCCTGTATATACAGAACAGGTTATTGACGGTGACATCCACACGTTTAACATGAATGCGCTGGGCAAGTTCTGTAAGGACAGACCCACAGCTAAGACATTTATCTACGCCTTCCTGCTAGGGGCAGGCGTTGGTAAGATTGCAGAGATACTTGGTTGCAATGCAGCACAAGCAAACAAGTCTATGCAAAACTTCTACGAGGCACTGCCTACACTCAAGAGACTAAAGAGTGAGGCTGCTCGTGCTGCCAGTATGGGCTGGATGAAAGGTCTTGACGGACGCATCCTGTCTATAGGTAGTGAACACCTTGCCCTGTCTGTTTATCTACAGGGTGGGGAGACAGTCATCATGCGCCTTGCCAATCTATTATGGTACAGCAAAGCTAAGAAGGAAGGCTTGAACTTCAAGCAGTGTGCATGGGTACATGACGAATGGCAGACAGAGGTTGACGCAGATCAAGCAGAAAGGTTAGGTGAACTACAGGTGCAAGCCATTAAAGATGCTGGCACTTTCTTTAAACTCAACTGCCCTATGGATGGTGAAGCAAAAATAGGCAGAAACTGGTTAGAAACTCATTGACATGGGCTGCTACTCAGTGTATTATAATCAAACAGACTACGCCAAAGGAGATATACATGGCTGATAAGAAAATCGTACTCAAAGATGTTGAAGTTTGCTGGGCTAAACTACAGGAGCCAGCACTCAAGTACATGTCAGAGACAGAGACAGAGTTCACTGTCGCAATCAAGATGAATGACCAGCTTGAACGTCTTATGACTGACTTCAAGTTGAATAAGAAAGTCAAAGAGGGTAAAGATACTACCTTCGATGGTGCTCGATTCATTCAGATTGGTCTTGACCACAAGACACGAGGTGGTTGGACACGTTACGGTGAGGTCTACGATAAGAATGGTAATCCATCAGAGGACTTGGTAGGTAATGGTTCAAAGGTAAACATGTTTGTATCTATTGGTAACAGCCAGTACGGTAACATCATTAAGCTGGGTCACCTGTCTCACATGGAGCAAGAGACTAAGGAGATGTACTTCGACTTCTGCCAAGTCATGGAGCTTGTAGACTTCGAGCAATCATCTGCTGTTATCAAGTCCAATGCTGTTAACACAGCAGTAAATGCTGTACCAGAGGAAGAGATGTCCATTCCATTTGAGGTGTAAAGAATGACTAAAGATATTGATAGCCTGATCGAAGATGTCTATGCTGTACTTACTGATGGTTACACATCGACAGAGGAAAACGAGAAGGTTATCGATACCTTTGGTGACAGCCTCAAGGACTTACTTCGTTCACGTTTGAAACCCCGTACAGGAAAGGGAGCCACACTACGCCTGTCAGCAATCGGTAAGCCTGCTCGTCAACTATGGTATGACAGTAAGGGACACAGCCGTGAGACTATGACTGGCGATAAGCTACTCAAGTTTCTGTACGGGGACATCATCGAGGAGATACTACTT